AAAAAGAGCGAGATCTTGTTAAACAAGTAAATGATGAAGTTTCAGAAAGAGTTGTTGGACAACAAATATTATACTTCGGTATTGATTATGATAATACTCATTTTCATCCTTTATACGGAGAGGCAATAGAAAAAACTTTTTATCCACCAGTTAGAGTGTACGCTATGGTTGAATTTCAAGGAATCGAAACTGCTTTTTTAGAAAACATTGCTTTAGATAAGCTGACTAAGATAAAAGTAATGTTTCATAAGCGTAGAATAACAGAGGATCAAGAATTATTTGTTAGAGAAGGAGATTTTGTAAAATATGGAGATGTTTTTTACGAAATTGTCAAACTAATTGAACCAAAATTGCTTTTTGGACAAGTAGAACATCGATTTGAAATACATGCTGAATGTATTAGGGCTAGAGATGGACTTTTTAATGCGGAGTAGTAAATAAATGCAGAAAATTAATAACGAATTAGCTTTACAACCATCTTCTCTAGAGGTAGTTGATACAGGTTTATTTAGATTTATCAATGAAGAGTTGAATCTACACACCAAAACAAATAAAGGGCTTGAAAAAGTACCTGTCATATGGTTGGGCGCTGAAAGATCTTACCAAATTAAAAACAATAAAGAGTTACGGGATAGTGTTGGAAAACTTAAGCTTCCTTTGATATCTATTAATCGTGAAACTTTTGAAATGGACACAGGCTTTCAGGGTGTAATTAAACCGAACCTTTATGAACAGAGAGATTACAAAGGCGGTTCTTTTAAAATTGCATCTATAATCAATCAAGAGAAAACTAGAAACTTTGCAAACAAAGACAAGGCAAAAAGGCTTAAGAATGGCCAAGAAACTGGTAAATATAAGAATAAAAAAGTTGTTTATGATGAATATTATGTTCCAACTCCTGTTTATGTTAATGTCTCTTATACAATAACATTAAGAACAGAATACGAAATTCAAATGAATGATCTACTAACACCATTTATTAAGTTACGTGGTAATTCTCCAAGCAATTCTTTTTTCTATGTAATTGACAATCATAGATACGAGGCTTTTATTGACTCTAGTTTTAATGAGAATCAAAACTCTACAAATATTGCCGAGGAAGAAAGAATGTTTGAAACAAAAGTGCTTGTTAAAGTTCTAGCATACCTCACAGGAGATGGTACAAATCGTGATAAACCAAAGGTTACTAAGAGAGAAACTGTTGTTGAGATCAAGATTTCTCGTGAGAGGGTTGTGTTAAATGATCAACTTCCATGGAAAAAGAAAAATAACAAATATCGTGAGTAGTAGTTTGAGGTTTTATTGTACTATTTACTCTGAAATACATTTATATAGGAGAATTTAAATGGCTAGAAAATTTGATTTTGCGTCACCAGGCGTACAACTTAATGAGATAGACCAAAGCCAGGTTCCTCAAGAAACCACAGAAGATGGTATTCTTCTGATTGGTACTGCCCTAAAAGGCCCAGCTATGAAGCCAGTAAAAGTTAAAGACTTAGATAGCTTTATTGAAATCTTTGGAGCACCTCAAGCAGGTAAACCAGGAAATAATGTTGATGTTTGGCGTGATGGAAATAGATATGGTCCAACTTATGCAGCCTATGCTGCCCAAGCGCACCTTGCAGCACAGACTTCTCCTGTAACATTTATTAGACTTCTTGGCGAACAAGATTCAAATGCTGTTGCTGGAACTGATACTCTTGCTGGGTGGAATCTGGGTGGTGGACAAACTACTGCAGGAACAGCAGACATGAATACTTTGGCTTATGGATTGTTCATTATGCCATCTGCTTCGGGAGATGCTGGTGTCACAGGTTCTTTAGCTGCTGTTATTTACACAACCGGTTCTGCTGCTAGTTTGAGAGGGGTTCCTGCTGAATATGGATCCAGTGCTACTTCATCAGTTGCTGAAATGATTCAATCTCAAGGTACAGGCCAGCCATCTACATTTAAACTAGACATATGGTCTGATAACTCTAACTATGAAACTTATACATTCCACTTTGACCCTACAAACAAAGAAGGGTATATTCGTAATGTTCTTAATACAAATCCTCAAAAAATTAATTCTACTAACTTTGCAACAACAGAAAGTTATTTCCTAGGAGAATCTTTTGAACAATCTGTAAAAGAATTGGTAAATGATGTGTCTGGTGCTGCTGGAAAGCAATACGGGATTCTTCTTCCTTTAGTATCAGGTAGTACACATTGGAATTCAAACAATCGTCAAGCTACTGCTGCTAAATCCGGATGGGTTGTTTCTAGAAACTCAGATCCAAAAAATGCCGGTACTTCTTATACAGCCGAGAATGCTACGAAACTATTCCGTGTATGTTCTTTACATGATGGAGAATGGATTCAAGAGAATTATGGTATTAAAATTGGTGACTTGAAACTTGGAACTGCTACATTACCAGATTCTTCATTCTCTCTTTCTGTTATTAACAAAGCAGGCGTGGCTATCGAAACTTTTTCTAACTTAAACCTGAACGAAGCTTCTGAAAACTTTATTCTAAAAAAGATTGGTGATGAAGACCGGTCTTGGGACAAAACTAACAAAGTTTTTAATATTACTGGTGATTATCCAAATCGCTCAAACTACATTCGTATTGAAATGTCGGATGCTTGGAAAGCAGGTCTTACAGATAGTTATGCTTTGCCATTTGGATTCTTTGGGCCTACTAAGCCAAAGTCATTTACATTAGCTCACGGATCTCAAGCAGTTCACGCTCTACATGATATTCATAATGACTTGGGTACTAGATCAACGGCCGATATTACCTATGGCGGCGCAATGACAGCTGGTGATAATCTTAAACTTACCCATCCTGATCTTGGTGTTTTCCAAATTGTTTTTTCTGCTAGTACTGGTACTGCGGAAACTTCATTTACTAATGGACTTGCCAAAATTTATGTTGGAACAACTAATGACGCAGAAAAAACTGCAGACGCAGTTACTGCTCTTTTAGACACAATTCAAGGGTACACTGTAACAAATCCATCAACAAATGTCGTAAGAATTGTTGCTGATACTGCTGGGCCGTATATGAATGTGACTCTATCAGAAGATTTTGATCAAGGTAATGATCAAGCTCTTGGATCTGTAACTGCTGGTGTTGATGGCGATACAGCGTTCGCTCATCCATGGGTCGATGGAAATGAACATTACTATGCATCTGCAGCGGACGTTAATGTTTTTGCTAAGTTGCCTCAACTTATGTCTTGTTCTTTCAACTTCCCTAGTTTAAGATTAACAGAACAAAGTTCCAAAATGGGTGGTAACTATAATAATTCTGATGTATTTGGTCTGCGTCATGTATATGGTAATCTTGCTTCAAATAATAAAGTTCTCGCTAAAAGCGGTGATTATTCTGATCTTGTTGGAGCATTGCCCGGTGGATTGAGTTCTTATACTGTTGCAAACTCCACAGAGACTAGTTTTGTATTTTCTCTAGACGATGTTAGACTAGAGGGCACTACTGGTCTTTGGTTCTGGAAGTCTGGCTCTATGTCAGAAGCAGCTGAAGCAGATCAGTCATATACTAAAAAGAGTGGAAGTGCCGCTTTATTGTCTCAAGGAGTTAAAAGTTTCAACATGCCACTATTTGGTGGGTTTGACGGACTTGACGTTTCTGTTGTTGATCCTTTCTCTAGTGCTGTATCATTAGCTAGTCAAACCAATAAATCTCACTATGCTCACTATACAATTGATAAAGCGATTGAGATTGCATCAGACCCAGAATCAATCAAATATGACCTTGTTTCTATTCCTGGAATGACCAACTCTGGTCTTCAAAATAAACTTATTCGTAAGGTTGAAGAGAGAGGAGATGCTCTGGCTGTTGTTGATCTAGACGATTCTTATCTAAATACATTTGAAAACAGTGGTGTTACATCTGGTGGTGAAGTTTCTACTGTTATCAACACTGCTAAATCTCGTGACTTGAATACAAGCTACGCAGCAACCTATTCACCTCGTCTGAAGATTCGCGATACTCTTTCTGGTAAAGAAGAAATTTTAATTGTTCCCCCATCTGTTGGTGCGATTGGAGCAATGGCCTTCTCAGAAGCTAATTCTGCTGGACCATGGTTTGCACCTGCTGGGTTTAATCGTGGTGGTCTTAGTATCCTTGGTGGAAATGACGGACCTCGTACTGTTGGAGTGCTAAAGACTCTTTCTAAGAAACAACGTGATGAACTATATGAAGTTAATATTAACCCAATCGCCAGATTTCCTGCTGTTGGAGAGATTGTAGTGTTTGGACAAAAGACACTTCAACAAACCCCTTCTGCTTTGGACAGAGTAAATGTTCGTCGTTTGATGATTTTCTTGAAAAAGAAAATTGGTGCAATCGCTGATACTATTTTGTTTGATCAAAATGTACAATCAACGTGGAATAGATTCTTATCACAAGCTGATCCAATTCTTGCAAGTGTTCGCGCAAGATTCGGTATCACTGATTATAAATTAGTTTTAGATACTTCAACTACAACTGATGATCTTATTGATAGAAACATCATGTACGCAAAAGTATTTGTAAAACCAGCAAAAGCAATTGAATACATTGTAATCGACTTTATTGTCACTAGAACAGGCGTAGAATTCTAGTTTAAAACTAGTTATGTATAAATAGGAGAACATAATAATGCCAACTTTTTGGAGTGAAAAATCATCAAATATAATTGAACCTAAAAGAAAATATAGATTTCTAGTAGAAATTCTTGCTTTTATAGATAAGCCAGATGTAACAACATCTGTTGTATGGTTCGCTAAATCCGCAACTATCCCATCATATACTGTTACATCAGTAACTCACAAGTTTTTGGATAATCAATATCATTTCCCAGGACACGTTGAGTGGAATGAAGTATCTGTCAAAATGGTAGATCCAGTTTCTCCGGACGCTGTGTTCCTTACCCATAGTATTCTTGGTAATTCTGGTTATCTTGTACCTGCGGCTCCAGATGGCTCTTATGCTACTATGTCAAAGAAAAAATCTGCTTTTGGTGCTGCTCTTCAAGGTATGATCATCTCACAACTAAATGCCGATGGACAGGTCATTGAGAAATGGACTCTTCAGAATCCTTTCCTTTCAGGTGTGGAGTTTGGCGAATTTGTTTATGAAGGTGACGATATTCGTGAGATAGATATGAAATTTAAGTATGACTGGTCAACTTGTGAGAAACTTGATCCAGCGGATGGTTCTGTTATTTCTGAATACGATCCTGTTGCAGATGCTGGGAAGATCATTAAACCTCCTACTGGTGGTTACTAGAGGTATAGATGGCTTTTTGGAGCGAAAAACAAAATATTATTGAGCCGGTGCGTCCGTACCGGTTTCGCATCCAAGATGCCGGATATGATCCTACAGCAGTTGGAGCTGGTGATACTTCATATTGGTGGTGGGCGAAAGCAGCGTCAAAACCATCATTTGAAATATCAAAAGAAGAGTACCAACTAATAAACCATAAGATAAAATATCCAGGTATATTAACTTGGAAAGATGTATCAATTAAGATTATTGACTATAAAGATACAGAGAATCTTAATGGTGCCACCAAATTACATACTTTATATAAATTTATAAAAGAGTCTAAATATTCTTTAGATCAAGCAGAAGATGGAATAGCAAAAGTAAATCTTATTAAAGATTTCGTAATAGAACAATTAGATGCTGATGGTAATGTATTAGAAAAATGGACTCTAAAAAATGCATTTATCACAACTATTGACAACACAGAGTTAAACTATGATACAGAAACATTATCAGAAATAACTATAAATGTTGCTTATGATGAAGCAGAATTAACACAATAACAAAGAGGTAAAAATGAGAAACAATCAAGATCGTTTCGGAGCGAAAGAACAAGCTCCCGAAGCACCTGCTCAGACTCCGGGATTAAAATTTGTAAGACCCACAGAGTTTGTAACTCTCCCATCTGGAGGAGCATATCCAGAAGGTCATCCACTACACGGTCAAGAAACTATTGAGATTTATTATATGACTGCTAAAGATGAAGATATTCTTTCTTCTGAAGAGCTTCTCAAGAAAGGCTTGGCTATTGAAAGATTCATGGAGAATGTTGTAGTTGACAAAAGAATTAAACCTTCTACAATGTACTCCGGAGATAGAAATGCTTTAATTATTGCTGCTCGCTCTTCTGGATATGGAAATGCGTACGAAACTCAAGTAACATGCCCTAGTTGTGGTGCAAAATCTCGTATGGTTTTTGATCTTGACCAGCCTTTTATTAAAGAATCTACGGAAAGTGAAGAAGATCAACTATTCAAAACAGATGATGGATTCTTTCAAGTTAAAATGCCGGCATCTGAATACACTGTTAAGTTTAAGCTTTTGACAGGAAAAGACGAACTTGAAATGGTATCAGAAAGACTGTCGAAAAAGAAAACAAAAATTAAAGGACTTACAAAAACAGTAACCTCGCACTTTAAAAGAATTATTATTTCTATAGAAGGACATGAAGACCAAGCTATTATTAATCAATTCGTAGACACAATGCTTTCTTCTGATTCATTTCATTTGAAAAAATGCTATAAATTGGCCAATCCAAATGTAGAGATTAAAAGAGACTTTGAGTGTGATTCTTGTGGACATCAGCAGGAACTGGAGGTTCCGCTAAATGCGGACTTTTTTTGGCCTGACTCCTAAATATATGGAGCAAGTCTATGAGCAATTTTTCATTTTAAAGCACTTTGGTGGCTGGTCGTTTATAGAAGCTTACAATTTACCAGTTGGTTTAAGACTGTGGTGGATTAAAAGACTTAATAAGCAAGCTGAAGATGAAAAGAAAGAATATGAAAAAATGAAAAAGTAAAGATAATTATGCCCGTAAAGGGCATTTTGTTTATAAAACTATTTAATATATTACGAGGGCTATCTATGAAAAGTATTGATTTCCGTCTTGTTAATGAATCATTACAGAGAATGATTGGTAACATGACTAAAGAGATAATTAAAGCAATGTACGGCGTTGATTTTAGATTCGATGTTGATTTGTCAACTTTATCTCAAGTTGTACAAGAAGAGAACACACACGAGTTTTCCATTAAAGGAGAACCAGAACAAGTTAGGTCTTATGTTAAAGCAACAGCTAGAACTAAATTTTACCTTGATGCGATTATGGATCTTGGTAAAGAACACCCAATGACAACGAAGAGAAAAACAGAACTTGACCAAGCAGTTTCAGAATTTGAAAGCGAAACTGGTATAACTTGGCCATTTAAACACGAGGACTAATAAATGGCTGATGAAAAAGACGAAACAACAACCAATAATGATAGGCAAGCTGAATCACAAAAAAAAGTCAATGAGGCAAAGAAAACAGCTTTAGAGTTAGCTAAAGAGCTAATTGAAAAAAATAAAATAGAAAATGACCAAGCTGTTAGGCGACAAGTTTTAGATATGGAATATCTAGCTAGAGTGGGTCAAACAAATGCTGCTAGAAAAGCAGCACTAGATCTAATAGAAAAAGTTACTAATGCAAAAGGATCGCTGACACAGGCAGAGAGTGATTTATATGACGTTGAAGAAAAACTAGACGCTCTTAGAAATAAAACAACACCTCTTACTGAAAAAGAAATAGAAAAAGTACAGCAGCTTGAAAAAGATGTAGTAAAATTAAATAAAGCACGTACCGAGGCAGCAAACACGTTAAATGAAATGAGAGCTGCAGAGCAGGCTGCTGTAAAAACGTTAAAAGAAGTTGGAGAAATACGTGCAGATGATCAAAAAGGTGTAGAGCAATTAACAAAAACCTTTGAAAGTATGACTATGGGTTTAATATCTGCAACAGGAGCTGCTGATCACGGTATTACTAAATTTGGTCTTTTTGTATCTGATGCTCTAAAGCCCACAGCGGATACTGTACAGATTGTATCTGAGGCTTTTGGTGCAGTCTTCAATCCCCTGAATATTGCAGCATCGTTATTTGACACAGTTAAAAATTCAACAATTGGAATGGCCAAGGAGTTTGATTCTGCCGCTGCTTCTTTCTCTAAAGTAACTGGACTTGCAAGAGAATATAATGATGTTCTTTATAGTACACAAAGAGTCGGCAATCAATTTGGAGTGACTGCAAAAGAAAGCGGAGATGCTATGGCATCATTAATTTCTGAATTTTCTCAATTTCACAAAACTTCCCCTGCGGTGCAAAAAGATCTTACATTAAATGTTGGAAAATTGAATAAACTTGGTGTTTCTACAGGCGAGTCAGCTAAATTACTTCAAAATTTTAACAAGATTATGGGTATGTCTGGTAAACAAGCAATTGAGACAACAAAAAAGATTGGTATGATGGGAACACAAATCGGTATTTCAACATCAAAAATGTTGAAAGACTATACAGCATCTCTCAAAACTCTAGCAGTGTACGGTGATAAATCTATTGATGTGTTCACAGGGATTGCTGCAGCTGCCAAATCTGCCGGTGTTGAAACTGGTACTCTTTTGTCTATGGTTGAAAAATTTGATACTTTTACTGGGGCTGCTGAAGGAGCAGGTAAACTAAATGCTATTCTTGGATCTCAACTATCAGCCACTGAAATGTTAATGATGACAGAAGATGAGCGTCTTAAAACAATGATATCTACAGTACAAGCAACAGGGCAATCCTTTGCATCAATGGATAAATTCACTCAAAAAGCAATTGCGCAGGCTGCTGGTATATCTGATATGGCAGAAGCAAACAAAATTTTTGGTATGTCAATGTCTGAATTTGAAAGCTATGAAATGCAAATGAAGCAATCAAGCAAAGCTCAAGAAAAATTTGACGCGGCTATACAAGCGTCGATTCCTTTGCAAGAAAAACTTAAAATATTATCTAATGAGTTCGCCGGTGTATTTCTTCCAGTCTTAACAGGAGTAACATATGTTCTTGAGTTTCTTATAGGGGTTATGAGAGCGATTGATAAAATTAGTTTTGGATATGGAACAACAATTATGGGAGTAGCTGCTGGTGTTTATATGTTTGCAAAAGCAGTTGGAATTTTAAATTTAGGATTCGTTAAAAGTCTTGGACTCAAAGCAAAAGACCTATTAGCTAGTGGCGCAAAAAGAGTGGCGCAGGTGTTAGGTATGGGTGTCACACAATCAGAGATAGTTCAAGAAGAAATTAAACAAAATCAACAAAAAAGAGGTATTATATATCAAAATTTAGCCAATCAAACGGCAGCAGCGGGTGTAAAGCCTATGCTTGCTCTCGGAGCAGCGATTCTTATGATAGGCGGTGGTATTTATCTTGCTGCTACAGGTCTTGCAGAATTTGTTAAGGCATTTAGTCTTTTAACAGGAGAACAACTTCAATATGCTTCTCTTGGTCTTGTTGTGTTTACATTAGCGTTTACTGGGTTAATAGCTGTATTGGCTGCTATGGTAACAGGACCCCAGGCTGTTGTTGCTGCTGGTGCTTTGTATTTCTTGTTGGGTGTTGGAGCAGCTGCTTTAATGATTGGTGGAGGTATTTACCTTGCAGCCACTGGTATGGCTGCTTTTATTGAGTCATTATCTGGACTAGATGATGCTGCTGATGCTATGGATTCTTTAACAGGATCTAAAGATGTTGCTGTAAATGTAGCCACAAGGCTCCTGCCAATAAGTAAATTTCTTGGTGATGTAAAAGCAATGGATATCAAAAATGAACTTGAAAACATTGCTCTTATAACAACAGGTACATCAGCTAATCTAATGACAGAAAATGCTGTGTCTAATCTTGTTACTGTTGCTTCTTTAGCAGATCAAATAAAGAATATTTTCAATGCAGAAATAGTTATTAATATTGATGGAGATGCTGTTAAAGATCTCTTCGAAGATGGCGTGTACAAAACTTCTATGGGGAACACATAATGAAAGGAACGTATAGAGATTTAGTTGAGAGTTTCACAAATGCCACAGGAGCTGAACTCACAATAAAAAGTATGATATCAAGTAAGACAGTTAAATTCCCAGCGTTCTTAACAAATATTTCACAAGACTTTAAATCTACATGGACATCAGAAAATGTATTCGGTAGAATGGATCCTCTTGTTTCTTTTCAAAATACGACAAGAACGGTACAAGTTGCATTTAATGTCCCAGCAGCATCTGTGAATGAGGCGAAACAAAACCAAGCAAAATTTTCAACACTTTCTCAAATGCTTTATCCTGCTTATTTTGATTCAACAGGAATGACTGCTATACCCGCTGATAGTGCGCAGGGCATTGAAAGTGTAACAGTTCAAGAAGGAGAAGGTTCTAAAACTATGGCTAAGTCTCCTTTGGTTAGAGTAAAATTTGGTAATCTTATAAGAGCACAAGATGGCTCTGAGGGTTTATTGGGATGGATTGATGGTATATCTTTCAAACCAACCTTGACTTTAGGAATGTTCACAGAGGGTGGCGGTAATTTCTATGCCAAAAACTTTGAATTATCTTTTACTTTGAATGTTCTTCATGAAGATGATGTAGGAGTTGATTCGGCAACTGGTGAATGGCTTGGTGGAAACAATAGATTTCCTTTTTAATGGTGTAAACAATGTCTAGATATAAACAAAGTAGAAAAGCAACAAATAGAGATGAAATGTACAAAGAAGTTTTTGATAGAAAAGGAGTACATTCTATAACTCAATTTCGTTCTAAAAAATTTAAACAAGTTGATGAAAATATAAAACAAAGAATTAATTTCAATGAATACGTTTGGAAATATGGTGATACATTTCAGTTGATAGCATCTAGGTATTATTCTGATGCAAAACTTTGGTGGATTATTGCATCTTTTAACAATATACCAACAGAAGCACATCTTGAGATTGGAGATACCATAAAGATCCCAACAAGTGTTGCTGAAGTATTGCAGGTGATATAATATGGGTCCATTACAAGCTGCTATTGATAGAAAAGGAGAAGGTGCATCTTTTGCAACGATAACCCCAACAGAGTTTCATTATGATTTTCGTGAAATTGATTGGCAAACTATCGGGTTAACTGTTGCTGCAGGAGGATTGTTGGCTGGTGCTTCTGTACTGATCGCTCCTTTTGTTGGTGCTGCTGCTATTGTAGCAGGTCCTGCTCAACTTTCAGCAGTTGTTGCAGGTGGCTCTTTAGGAGCAGCCACAGGATTATCAGCAACTGCGCTTGTCGATGGTTTTGAAGAATATACTCAAAGCGTAAGACCACTTGCCGCCGAAGATTATAACTATATTATAAGTAACTTTAATCTATTTTCGGATGAGGAAATTTATGACATGGTTTGGCAAATATTCTTAAAGTTCAAAGAAAAATTAGTAGAAAAAGAACCATTTGAGACATATGAAACAGATTTCTATAAAAATGTAAAATCATCTTTAAAAGCAAGGATCGATGGTGAATATACTAAATCTTGGCGAACTATGATATCAACTATAGATTGGCTTTTTGTATTAAATGGAGTAACTAATGTTCAAACTGGTAACAATGTAACAATACTTCAAAGATATAGCAAAGAAAATATGATCGCTGATATATCTCAAAGGGTTGATGCTTTATTAAAGAAAGGGTTTATACTGGATGATACTAGCGGTATCAAACAGGGACTAGGTTTTGAAAATTTAAGCACTCCGTATAAAGCGATGAGAGGGTTTGGTGTTGCTGGAACCTATGGGCAAGCTTTGGCGGTTCCAAAAATCCGTGGTACTTCAAAAATAACTTCTAATGACTTGGAAGAAGCAGCAAAAACTATTGCTGAGATGGTTGAGAAACAACAAGGAAGCTCACAACGCCCAGGGATGAAAAAATATGCTTCTTTAATTGGTAATGATTTTGTCCAAAATATTGTAGAACAAAGACTAAATTCGCAAGGCGCATTAAATGAAAATAGAGTCGGATATATAAGAGTTGATTATAAATTTAAATATAATGGTAAGGATGTACACCCCAGTTATTATGGATGGCTGGAAGAAGATGGTGCTACGGCGCAAGAAAGTAGAAAAGCAGTTGAAGCTATTGAGAATAGATTTATTAAAGTCCCAGGTGGCCTAAACAATACTAGTGTTGTGTCTTTTGGAGAATCTTTTGATCCCGCAACATTAAACCAAGAAGCAACATATCAAGAAAGAAATGATGAAGGAGAAGTGACTTTTTCCACATCAACTTCATTTGAAGGATTAACAGAGATACCCCAGCCAGGCGCTAATGTTGGGGAAGTTGTACAAAGCCTTATTGATTCTGCTTATGCTTTCTTTGTTGCAGAATTAGGACAAAGTGCTTTTGATAATACTAATATTAATCAAAAAACTCTTTATGATGAATCTGTTATTTATTATTCTGAAATTATTGCTAGATTGATTGGAACAGTAATTAATAATGTACAGAAATTTTATTTGTACGCTGAATTCTCTGCTTTATTTGCACAAGGCAAAGATATAACTGATGAGGTTGTTAAAAATGCTCAATTAACAGCCCAAGAAGCAGCAAATAATTCAGCGGCTAATATTGCCACAGGTGGTGGACTTGATTCTTCTCTTGAAATAACCGATGAAGAATTAAAAAATCGTCAAAAATTTGTAAAACAATGCATTTTAATGTACAATTTAGAAACTTTAAGAACACAGTATCGAAAATATATTAAACAACAACCAACTACCAACCCAAATCATAAAATTCATGGGGTTAGACCTTTTGCTGGTAGATTTCATACAATCGAAGATACGGAAAGCGAAAACACTAATACAATTAATAAGATGATTGTCCCAAAAGGAACAGAAATGAAGCCTCTTTTGGAAATTACACCAGATATTTATGCTTTTTTGGTTCCTAAGATCAGATTATTTCGTGTTGTGCACAAAGTCAAAGGTGATGGACTGTTAGAAACAGAATTTGACTTTGTAAAGAAAGAAAATAAACAGAGAATAAATAATTTAGTCAATGCTAAGTTTGATAAAGGTAATTCATTTGGAATTAAAAGCTTTGATTTTTCATTTGAAGGAACTTCACCTGCAACAGCTAGAAACGACATTGTTGCAAACTTATCTCTTCATTTTCAAAGTTTTCAAGATTTTATTGAAGAAAAAGTTTCACCAAGTGGAGAAAAATATAGATTTGTTGACTTAATTATCTTTCCTGTTAATAAAAAGAATAGGAAAGGTGTTGGGACTTTGAGAGCAGAAGAGTATGATCCTTCGATATATCGTATTAGAGCAGAGGTTGGCTGGATGGTACCCGAAAACCATCCTGAACTGGATGCTGTTTTAGTTAAAAGAGGATTTACTTATGAACAATTAAAGAAATGCCTTATATTAACAAATAAATCATTTTATCTAAATATGGTTGATCATGATTTTTCAATTAAAGACAATGGAACTGTTGATATTAGTATTTCTTACAGAGCTTACATAGAATCTGCTTTGAAATCAACAAAGTTCGATGCTTTATCAAGTCCCCAGCTCAGAAGAAATAGAGAAAAATTTAAGGAAGCTATGTTGGTTGCTTTGAAAAAAGAAAACTGTAGTGTTGAAGAAATCAAAACAATTAAAGAATTATTTACAAAAGCAGAAGAAGAAACCATCAAGAAAGTTTATAGAAGCATTTTATTAAGAATGAACCAAACAAACTCTATATTTTATGTTGATGCAAATGTTACCGATATAAAACAATTTAGAAGAGATGGGTTTTTCAGTAGAGGCTTGGCACCCCGACTTGAAACAGCAGCAGCAGATATAACAAATCAAACCTCAACAATACAAGATATGCAGGAAAAAGCTAGCAATGAAACAGAAGATACTAATCAATCTACCTTAAAGCTACTACAAGATGGTGTGAAAGACTACCCAGATGAAAATATGAAAGAAGACAATCGAATTAACTTCTTTTATCTCGGAGACTTAATTTATACTATTATGGACAATATGTACAATGAAGATGGTACACAAAATATTGACATGAATAAAACAAAATTACTTCTTAGTTCTTTTGGTACTTTCGGAGCGTTTGGTGGGGGCAGTGGAACACAAGATAAAAGTTTCAACATTATTGATATTCCAGTTTCAGTAGAATATTTTTATGAATGGTTTACTCAAAATGTTGTCAAGCCAAAAAAACTTTATTATCCTTTGATGGACTTTGTAAGAGATTTAACTAATGATCTTGTTGTAAATTTATTATTTGATTCTTGTGCTAATAGACCGATTGATACTAAAATGAGATTTAATACTTCTAATTTTGTTTTATTAGGCAAGGGTGATGGCTCTAATGCAGATCCATTCTTAGATTTTATACCGGACAACTTTCCTGTTATTGATTTAGCTAAATATTATAATAGTGGAGATCTACCTTTGTTATCTGATAAAGAAGGTGAAAAGAACATTCAAGATTTTTATAATTATATTGCAATATATCCTATCACTACAACCGTTGTACATCCCGGTAGAGGATTGAGAACAACAGATGAAAATAAGGGTATATACCATTTTCATATTGGATCGAACAAAGGATTGCTTAAAAAAATTAATTTTTCCAAAACAGATATGCAATATATGAGAGAATCCAGATTCATGAGAAATGGATTTGATGGACTAATGCAACTTAGTGCGGTGTACAAAGCTAGTCTAAATATGATTGGTAATACAATATATTATCCCGGTATGGATTTATTTATAGATCCTGTGGGTATTGGAGGGCCTGACTTTAATCCAAGAGATAAAGAATCGATAGCATATAAAACAGGTCTAGGAGGATATCATCTTGTTACAAGAGTAAAGTCCACTATATCACCGGGGAAATTTGAAACAACGGTTGAAGCAATGTGGCACAATTCAGGTGCTGGTACTGGTAGATTTTCAAATAGACCAGATCTTTCTCATAGAAATGACCAAGGAGAAGACGATTCAGATATTTCAGATGTGAGTTCTCCACCAAGAACAGATGAATCAGGAAATCTAGATGTTACAACAAAGTGTACACCTCTTGTTAGTAGCTTTGAAGATTATTTGGCAAGAACAGAGTCTTCTAGTACCCCTGTTGAATTCAATCCGGACCTTTCTCAATTTGATGCTGCGTCAGATGCATCTGGTGTTGAAGTAGAACCTTTGAATGGAGAAACTCTAATTGATGAAGATGGTAATCTAATAATTCAAGAAACCTTAGTCGATGAAGATGGTAATCCAATAAACGAGGACGGAACTTAAAATGTCTACATATGATGGTAAAAATAAAGAAAAATCCAGTATCAAGTTAGCTGTTGATAGATCAAAGTTTAGAATCGATAGAATGTCAGAACAAGAAAAAGTTATGAAAGATTTTACGGCATATGAGAATCATCATTACGGCAGAATAGATGACATGATGAATGTCATTTATTTGAAAGATTCTAGCTTAAAAGATTTTACTTCGCAAAGAAATAATACTGGCATGTCTGCTATTAATTTTGTAGTCGATGCTTTTGAAAATGTTAAATCTAGATTTAGAATGGCACAAGCAGTTGGTCATATTCCCTCTAACTTGCAATATCTGAGCAATCCAATACCTTATCAGGGTTATGAAGATCCACAGAAACTATATGCAAATTACATTAAAACTTATTTTGAAAACTTTAACAATGTTTTTCTGAAAAACGAAAGAGTAACAACGTTTGATGAATATTATGAAATGTTTTACAAATATTTACAAACTATGGGAATAGAATATCCCTTGACTTTTACTGCTTTTCAAAGAAGCAAATACTCAAATATTTTTACAACTGGGTTAGCTGTTTCTATAGCTGATTTGTCAATTGATGAAGATCAACTAAAAGAAGATTTTTTCATGAATACCTCCTGTTATGAATTTTATAAAAAAGTTTGCCTAAATAATGGATTTTATGTTTCAAAAAACAGTCCATGGATTTTAGTAGCAAACTTGCTGTCACCTTCATTATCAGTATATACTAAAAAATACAAATTGTCAACAAAAAAACAAATATTTTTTTCAAATTATGAAAATTGTATAGATATAGATTTAGAACTATTAATTAATAATCTATTAATATATTATAATATATACTATAATAATAAAACATATTATAAAGATATAGATATATGTAATAATAAAACTAAAAGTATCATTACAAATAAAGAACCTATAGTTTTAGAATATATAAACAATAAATATACAGATTATTATATGTACGATCTCTATATAACAGCTAGAAATATAGAAGAATATTCTCCATTTAATCCATCTCAATTAAGAGAAATTATAAAAAAAGCAAAAAACTTTCATAAAATACTTGACAAAGCTCAAGCTATCAGTTATATTAATAATACATTTCGGAAGACATACAAAAAAAGACCTGGTGGTCTAAATGATATTATTAAAAAGATTGATAGGAGGGCTAATGATATTTCAAATACTTGATGACAAGCGAGACTGTCTCGGTTTGTTTGCTAACGGAGATTTTTATTATGGACACATTAAAAGAGCTTTTGAGAAAACATGGGATTGGTCTCCTCACTTATCAGATGATGATTATGAATATGCTAGGATTTGGTGTGGAGGCAAGTCACTTGAAGACGCTTGTCCCGAACATCTCTCAGATCGCTTGGAGATCCACAAAAAGAGAGTCAAGAATTTTGTAAAGGCAGCTTCGGTTGCCAAAATCAACCTTGATGACGTTTGTTTGTTTGACATTATTCCAAAACAAGCTCTTATTCACTGGTGTCAAGTTAAAAATGAGATCTGTGATTATGTGTTTGAGAATTACACCAAACCAGCAAATCATAAGTTTATGATTGATCTCAGCAAAATGGTTTATGAAATATCTAATAATCCTGTCGTTTTGAATCAAAATAAACTATTTAAGTACCAGACAACCGATTATAAGGCCAAAACTCTTTGGAAGAATTTTGGGGGAAAAACTCCTGTAATATCCTATGATATTTATGGTTCTGTAACCGGTCGCCTAACGACAAAATCTGGTTCATTTCCAATCTTAAATCTTAAGAAGGAAATTGCTGATATTGTTGTCCCAAAGAATGATGTATTCATTCAACTTGATTTCAACGGAGCAGAGATTAGAACTCTTCTGTCTCTCTCCGGAGAACCCCAACCCCAGGAAGATATACATGAATTTAACTCAAAAATACTTAAATGTACTCGTGACCAAGCTAAGAAAAAATTCTTCGCATGGTTCTATAATCCCAACAAAAAAAGCTTAGAGTTATCACAACACTATAAGCGTGATGTTGTATTAGAGAGACATTATTCTGACGGAGTTGTTAAAACTCCATTTGGAAGAAAGATTGAAGCAGATGATTTTCATTCGTTTAATTATTTGCTTCAGTCTACATCTTCTGATAATTGTTTGGCGCAAGCAATTAAAATAAACAAATATTTAAATGGTAGACGATCTTTTGTACACTCTGTGGTTCATGATTCAATAACTATTGATTTACACAAACACGATAGAGATCTAATTAATCAGATAAAACAAATTTTTGAAGACACAAGACTTGGAAAGTTTAAATCTTCAATGCACATTGGTAAAAATTATAGAGACATGGAGGAAGTATGACAGTTTTGATAGGTCTAGGACAAGCTGGGTGTGAAATTGTTAATAAATTCTCAGATAATTATAAAAAAATTACCATAGATGCTGGTTCGGAACTCCCAGAGTTCAGCTCACCAGAAGACTACGAGGAAAAACTTACCGATTATGCGCATCTTTTGGACTTTGAAGAGCAAGAGTGCTATTTCTTCGTGTGTGGTGCCGGTAAAGTATCCGCAGCATCTTTAAGACTCTTAGAGTTGATACAATCCAAGAAAATTAACCTAGTCTATATCTACCCAGAAGAGATAATGCTATCTCCAACTCAGAAAAAATTAAATCGTGTTGCTTTCAACGTATTTCAACAGTATTCGAGATCAGGTTTACTAAATTCAATGTACATTGTATCAAATGAAGAAATATGTACCTTTCTTCCTTACTATTCTTTGGATGATATGTACGATCATATTAATAACGCTATTGTCAATGTGTTTGAAAGTATGATTTACTATCTTAGTGAGAAACCAGTATTAGGATCTCATCACGAATCTAAAGAGATTTCCCGTATCAGAACAGTTGAATATGGAGAATTTAAAAATAATAAAAAAAATATGTATTTTCCACTTGACAACATTACCGAGACATGCTATATTAATATAGTAAATGATGAGGACATGAAGAACAACAGAGAGTTGTTAGATTTACTAAAAAATAGAATAAGAGAAGATAATGAAAAAGATATTAATTCTTCTTTTGTTGTGTTTAGATCTGAGTATGAACACTCTTTCTATTATTCAATTAAATTTACACATTTTTTACAAGAAAATTAAATGGAGGATATATGCACATTACTATTAGATATGGAAACAATGAAGGAACACCTATACATCACCTAAGAGAAAGTATTAAAGAAGGAAGGTGTTCACCGAGAGGTAGATCCGTACAAGGAAGTTTGAAGAAACAAATACAAAATTTTAGAATTATGTATCCTAATAAAAAAATTTCTGTTGATCTTAGAGCTAACACAAACCAAATAATTGCTGTGGGTGTTTTAGGTGATGATCATTGGTTTCATTATAATGAGGACTTTTGGTCTGGAGATAAAGATTTCCAAAATACCTTTTCTGTACAATGGAAAAAAGTCTTTCAAAAACCACTAAATTACAGTGAATTCTGCTATGAGTTTGGTATTGAAAAAGGTAAACTTTTAGAAAAACCTCATTTTCATGCTCATCATGGATGGGTTAGCGAAAATTTAGATTTATCTGGTATTTCTCAAAGTATAATTCCGGAAGATTATGTAACAGAAGGTTTCTCTATGATTATTGATCAAAATATTGAAATAGAAAAATACTTTGATCAGTTGTTGAGAACTGCTATGTCTCATGGACATTATAATTCTGTTAAAAAACACTATTCTGCAATAAACGAGATAATCTCTAGGTACACCAGTAATACAGAGGATTTTACTGGAGAACATTTTCAAATACAAACAAAGAAAAAAGTTAAATCTAAGAAAAAGAAGAAAAAGAAAACTTCAAATGTAAATAAAAACTTTAAATCTAGATTTAAGAAAAATTACAAGATAGCTTTGCAAGAGCTTGGACAAGATGCTCCTTATGTTAAGATAGCTAAGTTCTTCAGAGATAAAAAATATAGAACACTTAGAAAGTCTACCAAATGGAATTCTAAAAAGATTGAAAAATATTATAAAGAATTTTTCTAAAAAAAACTTGACAAGTTCTGAGAACATGTTATATTATAAAGGTAAGCAAAAAGGAGGATGTAATGTCAACAAAAACTTACAAAGGGCGACCTATTAAAAAGTCATATCAAACTGAAGATGATGGCTGGAGTCGCGAAGATACATATCATGAAACTACTGATCGTAATGGTAGAAAAAAGTATGTCTATGATCATGAACTAGACAATTAACAAAGGAGAATAAATGATTACTTTAATGATTTTACTCTTTGCCTGCGGTGAAGAGAAATCTGACGATTCTGCTCAACCTGTTGAAGAGCAGCAAGAAGTCGTAGAAGATACTGCAACCGAGATCGTCTAAAAAAAATAAAAAAAATACTTGACAAATGTAACACAATATGTTATAATATTATATAAGCAATGAGAGATGGACTCAACAAACATAAAGAGGTTATGACTTGTTCCGGGATAAAAAGTCACAATAAAAACTTATGACATTTCAATTTATAGGAGGTAATATGTCAAACACTAATGTAACAATCTTTAACGGTACTTTCCACAAGCAAAATGGTGATCGCCGTACAATGCGATTTATTCGTCGCCAAGATCTACCAAGTTCAATGGTTAATGAAGCAACCATTCGAAATCTTGAAGGTAAGACTGGCTCCGAAGTCGTCTATGATGTTGATGCTCGTGCATTCCGCCAATTCAACTGGAAAACAGTTGAAGGTGATGTGACACGAACTAATACTACCTTTAACTTCTAGAGCGACTGGAAGTTCGGTTTTCGGGTTGTTTCCGTATAAAAAACTTCCCCTGTTTTCTTGACAGTATCAAGATAATATTTTATAATATAAATGGGAGTAAGATTAAAACTCTGCTTACCTTAGTCTGTGAAGACA